TACGGCCATACACGTCTTACGGGTGCTAAATGCCTGTAAACGAGATCACTGCGTCCAAGGCAGAATACGCTCTTGCGTTGACTGCTCTTGGTCTGCGGGTTTCGGCTTACATTCCAGAACGAGTAGTGCCACCAACAGTTATCATCGGGCCAGGTTCACCATACCTAACCCCGGTAACAGTTGACGGCGAATACCTAATGAACCTTGAACTCATGGTTATTTCAGCAACAGCTGTAAACGTGAAGTCAACGGAACTTTTAGACCTAGCGATTGAGACCATTCTCAACGGCAACCCAGGCTACGCTCACGTCTCAAGTGTGGGCCAACCATACGCTTTACAAACCAACAACGCAGAGTTTTTGGCAGCTAACATAACTGTCGATCTCCGCATAACCCTTTAAGGACACAAAATGGCTATTGCTATCCCAAGAGTGATTGCAAGAAACATCACTCTAACCATCGACGGTGTTGACTACGCACCACAGGTAAACATGGTCGAACTAACTTTGGGCGACGCTCCTGGTGGCGTTCAGGCATTCACTGAAGTCCGTCCAGACGGCGAGTGGGCAATGCAAATCGACGCTTACTACTCACAAGACGGCGACTCACTAAACCGTTTGCTATTCGCTGAGTTTGGCAACGAAATTGCATTCATCATCAACCCAGGCGGCGGAACCATCGGTGCAGACAACCCTGCCTACACCGGCACCCTGATTGTGAACGAACTACCACCACTATCGCTAACTTCCAACGAAGAAGTTTCATTCTCGGTTACCCTGCGAGTAAAGAACACCGGGCTAGACGTAGCTTCAAAGCTCTACTACGGCCTAACCATCGACATAACCCCATAGTATTCTAGGTCGTTCCTGTGGCTTACAAACCTAAAGCAAACGAACAGGCTATCCAGGTGGATGGTCTTGCAGAATTATTTAGGGCTTTGAAAGCCATAGGAACGCCGGTGGAAGAAATCAAGGCTGCCAACAAAGAGTCGGGTGAACTTGTCGCCAGGACTGCTAGAAACATTGTTCCAGTGCAAAGTGGTGCTTTACGCAAAACTATCCGAGTTGCTAACGTTTCAACAAACGTAAAAATTAGAGCTGGTAGTGCAAGGGTGCCTTATGCCAACCCAATTCACTGGGGATGGTTTAGAGATCGTAAACGTGGCTTCAATCGCAACATTCTACCCAATCCCTTCATGTCTAAAGCACTTGGTTACACTAGAGATGAAGTGGTGGCCAACTATGTTGCCAACATTCAAAAACTGATAAAAAAACACGAACCAACCAATAAAGGAAAATAAATGTCAATAGAAAATCTGCCAGTATCCGTAATGGAAGAACTTGAACTTACTTGTGGGGTAACACTTGACGTGTTATTCAACCAAAAGAAAAGGCATCCTTACGCTAACCGGGCAACAGTATTTTTATCGCTGCACGAAAAGGGTGAACCCCAGACCTGGGAAGCACTCGGAAAACTTACTCTTGACCAACTCTTCGCACTTATGGAAGATGAAGGTCAAGACGACCCAAAAGAGTAATTCGGGAAAAGCAAGCCAAGCGTATGGCCGAAGCTTGTATGTTTCTCCGAATCTCACCGAGTGAGTATCGCCAACTCACCGTTTTGGAACTTAACGCTTTTATGGAAGTGGCGACACCAAAGACCGACCTGACAGGACTTTTATAAATGGCAAGAGACAAAATGTTTGCCGAAGTTGTTATCGCAGGTTCTTACCGGAATCTATCAAAAGCAACTAAAGGTGCTACCAAAGAGATGCAGGGCTTTGGTAAGTCTGCCAAGAAGATTTCTATGGGTGTGAAGGCCGCTTGGGCTGGCGGTATCGCCATTGCCTTAGACTTCCTTTGGGATGGTCTCAAGAAGGTTGGTAAGGCTGCAGCTGAAGAAGCCCAGTCGGTCGCTCTGTTGCAGGGTGCAATGGATAAATCTTGGAAAGCCACCGACACAATGTCAAAGGCTCAAGAAGAATTCATCCAAAAGATGTCTTATTCTGCCGTCATTGCAGACGAAAAACTTCGTCCAGCGTATGCGAAGCTTGTGCGATCCACTAAATCTTCTGAGAAGGCTCAACGGGCGTTTTCAATAGCGTTAGACATTGCTGCCGAAAAAGGTAAAGAAATCAATGTTGTTAGCCAAGCGATGGCTCGTTTTCTGGCTGGTGACCAAAAAGCACTAAACAAGCTTGTCCCAGAACTTAGAAACGTTGGCGATAAGTTTGGTTACCTGGAGAAAGAATACGCCGGTGCTGCTAAGACCATGGGTGATGCTAAGCCTTTTGAAAAAGTCGAACTTATCTTTGGCGACATTCAAGACCGTCTTGGCGGTTACATATTGCCTTATGTTCAAAAGTTTGCTGACTATCTTGCTGGCCCTGAAGCCAAAAAAATGATTGACAAAATGTTTGCCAGTGTGCAAAACATGTTTGATTATTTGGAAACTGCTGAAGGTAAGAAATACATTCAGGGAATAGCAGATGGCTTTATTGGTATCGGCGATGCTATGGCAAGCATGGCTAAATATTTATCTGAAACAAAATGGTTCTGGGATGCAGTTTTTGCAGGCCAAGCAAATACACCTTTGGCAATTCTTGGTCGAGCCTTTGCTGGTGAAGACTTATTCGTTAAGCCTGGGGGAAACACACCAGCGGCAGCACCTGGGCAGAATAACAGCTCGGGATCTATTGTTTACAACATTTATGGTGTTGCTTCAGGACAAGATGTTATAAAAGTCCTTAAGGGTGAAGCAACTAAAAAGGGTAGAACAGTGTTGGGCTTGCTAACAAATGGCTAGCACTACTAGAACGTATTTGGCAAGCGACTGGCAGGTTTGGACTTACAAGCCTGTTGCAGGTAAGTTTCGCTTAGACTTCTCGGTGCTCAATGGCACCGACGTTTTGGGAGCCGTCGGCGATGTTGGTGGAATGGCTGTTCTTGACCTAAACATTGGTGGAATCAACATGCAGGATGGTGAACGACCTAACCAATCAGTGTTTGGAATTGTTTCACCTGGCACAGCAACAATTACTGCTACTTACTATGGTTGGTCTAACGCTTTAGTTAAGGAACTATACCCTGGCAAAAGCATTGCAATTACTCTCAAAAACCAATCAGCACACGATGTTGACGTTTATGGCCGTAATAGTGTGTTTTTTGAAGGCACTATTTCCAGCTCAAACTATTCTGTTGACCCAATCAACGAAGTAACAGCATTCAACATCGAATGCGAAGACATTTTATCTAACGCACTAAACCAATCGGTTCAAGTGATCCGTTCAACATCAGCAACCAAATCGTCATCAATCTTCGACGCCATCGACGGCAACCCACAACTATTTGCACCACACCTAAACATCAGCCCAGACATTGACCTAACCGCCAACTTTGAAAGCAACACCACTGAATCACGTTCACTCGGTGCTTGGCTTGAAGACTTCATCCAAACCTATGTCGCTATCCCAATCAACCGTTGGCAAATCAACTTATCTGACGAACTTGAACGAGAAGTTTTGTTACAAGCCTTACACACACAACCCACGAGCGGGACTCAAATAACAGGCTCAGACATTACCAACATTGTTTTAGCCACTGACGGTGCAGAAATACCAACATCATTCAACCTAAGCAACAGCACCCTTTCCTACAACTACGCACCAACCATAAACTCGGTGCTAACACTCCCAGTTAACTACACAGCCGCACTCGACGTAAACGGATCTACACAAATTCAACAAGTCGCCACAAGAATCAGCTCATACACTCCAGAATTATCACCGGTTGAAATCACAGTTAAAACAGCCACAACCTACCAAGACATAACATTCGACAGCACACACCCACACGCACACGGAATCAAATACTGGCCAAACACCTGGTATGCAAACGGAACAGACATCGACGTTTATGTTGACTTCTTTGCTACGGCTGGAATAACACCCCACTATTACACTAAAATTGTCGGGCAAAGCCACGAAATTACGCCAGACTATTGGCAAACCACTTACCAACTATTGAAAGGCCGCTAATGTCGGGCAGATTCACATTTACAGCAGGAAACACACTTACAGCTGCACAACTCAACACCAACATCATGGACGGTGTTTTATACAAGACACAGGTTGGAACATCAACGGTTTCACTTACCAGCAACGCTTCCTGGTCTTATGGTGCAGTCAACGTAACAAACCTATCCGGGTTCACAGTTAACCCTTACGTTGTAGCCACCGCCGAAGCCACAACCACAACCACACCAGTCCTAACTCACGTCAACGTAACCAGCACCACCGCTATGACCGTTTACATGTTTAGGGTCGGTGCTTCAACCGCTTCGACCACCGTTCGTTGGCTTGCTATGCAGGCCACATCATCAACCGCCGCAGGAAGTTAATATGAAACTAATCAAAGCCACTTGCCAAACCCAAGGATGTTCCTACAAAGGAAAAACATCCGAGTTTGTTTCCGATGTTGAACTCACCCAGTGTGC